CCTTAACCCTGACCACGAGGATACCAATCCAAGTATGCGTGTTGACCAAGTCACTGGCGTATTTAATTGCTTTGCTTGTGGGTTCAAGGGCAATGTATTTAAACATTTTGGTGCTGCAGCAAACTATTTAGAGATTAAGAGGCAAAGGCTGAAAGAATCTATTAACGAGAAGCGCTCAGCAAGTATTGGTTTTGAATTTCCTAAAGGCTTTGTTCCATATATTGGAAACTGGCGAGGAATTCAACCAGAAACATATAAGCATTTCGATGCTTTTATGCATCACGAGACACAGTTTAACGGAAGATTAGTTTTCCCTGTGCGTGACATTACGGGTAAGGTAGTAGCTTTCAATGGTCGACATATGACCATGACTGAGATACCAAAGTATCTCATATACCCTCCACAAGCAAAGTTACCGCTTTACCCCTCTGCTGTTAAACCTATTAAGGGCAGAGTTATTCTAGTCGAAGGGATATTTGATATGATAAATCTTTTTGATAAAGGATTACCAAATGCAATCTGTTGCTTTGGTACAAAGAATATAGATGAAGATAAATTATCTATACTTAAAATGCAAAATGTGGAAGGAGTAGATATAATATTTGATGGAGACACTGCAGGGCAAGATGCAGCTGAAGCTCTAAAGATATTGTCTGATAAAGTAGGACTAACATCACGAAACATAAATCTAGGACAGCACATGGATCCTGGCGCACTTGCAGAAACACAGGTACAAAAATTAAGAGAAAGGTTATATAGTTCTTGACACAGCGTTCAGAATTTGATATAATATATAAATGGAAAAACAAATGACAAAAGTAGCAATAATAGAATCGAAGATGAGCAGAACAAGTTGGGCAGACCGATTTGATGGTGCATTTGAGTTTGATAGATATGCTCTTTGCTCAGACAGTAGCAAAAAGAAAATATTAAAAGCAGATGTAGACATAGAGATAGATGTAGACACTTACGATTGGGTTGTACTAGTAGGTTCAGAATGTTTAAAGTCTTTCACTAGTGCTAATTCTATAACCGAATATAGTGGTAAGTGTATAGATGATAAATTCTTACCAGTAATAAATCCTGCTATGCTTTCTTTCAAACCCGAGGCTAAGCCTATGTGGGATAAAAGCAAAGAGAATATCATAAATTATATTAGTGGTAATCTTACAGTAAAGAAAGTAACTAACGAACAGGCTAGAGGTATTGATGATGAAGCTGAGGCAAGAGTATTCTTGCAAGAGGCACTGGATCACCCTAACAAGTTCATAGCACTTGACTCAGAAACTACAGGACTATATCCTAGAGATGGATATATGCTTGGATTTAGTATGTCATATAAAAAACATCAGGGAGCATACATACTTACAGATGTTATAACTCCTGACATAGAAGAAATAATGCAGAAGATATTTGATACTAAGACAGTAGTATTTCATAATGCAAAGTTTGACTTAGCTTTCTTCGAGTATCATTTCAACTTTAAATTTCCAAAGTTTGAAGACACCATGTTATTACATTACTGTCTAGACGAAGTTCCTGGCGGACATGGACTAAAACAATTAGCTATGGAACATACTGATTATGGCGACTACGAGAAGCCTATGCACGAGTGGATTGATAATTACAAAAGGCAGAATCGAATACTGAAAGCAGACTTTCAGTGGGGAAGCATTCCTTTTGACATTATGAAAACATACGCTGCAATGGATGCAGTAGTAACTCTATTAGTGTTTGAAAAACTATATCCAGCAGTTAAGAAAAACGCAAAACTATTTAGTGTATATGAGAATATACTTATACCTGGCTGTCGTTTTCTAACTGACATTCAAGATAATGGTGTTCCTTTCGACAAGCTAAGACTATTGAAAGGCAGAGACCTAATGCAAACAGATATAGATAATGCAGTAGCAGAACTATATGAGTTTCCAGCAGTAAAAACATTTGAAGCTGCGAAAGAAAAAGAATTTAATCCAAACAGTACAGTACAGCTAAGATCGTTACTGTTTGATTTCGTAGGTCTTAAACCTACAGGAAAGAAAACTGGTACAGGTGCACATTCAACAGATGCAGAAGTACTAAACAAATTAGCAGAAGAACACGAGATACCTAAGCATATTCTTTCTATTAGACAGAAGTCTAAGATTAAGAATACTTACTTAGACAAAATATATCCACAATTAGATAAAGATAGTAGATTACGCACAGGGTTTAATTTACATGGCACGACATCTGGCAGACTATCTTCTAGTGGGAAAATGAATATGCAACAAATACCTAGAGACAATCCTATAGTGAAAGGATGTATGCGTGCCGCAGAAGGTAAAAAGATAGTTGCAATGGATTTAACAACTGCAGAAGTGTATGTCGCTGCTGTGCTTGCTGATGATAAGAACCTAATGGATGTATTTAAGACTGGTGGTAATTTCCACAGCAGCATCGCAAAGTTAGTGTTCAACCTTCCTTGTGAGGCGGAAGAAGTTGCAGAACTTTACTCCACACAACGACAAGCAGCCAAGGCTGTAACATTCGGCATAATGTATGGTGCTGGATCAAATAAAATATCACAGCAAGTAACAGCAGACTCGGGCAAAAACTTTAGCAAACAAGAAGCACAAGAAGTCATTGATGATTACTTCAGACAATTCCACAAACTTAAAAAGTGGATAGATCATTCTAGTAAGTACATCATGGATAATGGTTTCATTTATTCCCAGTATGGCAGAAAAAGAAGGCTACCGAATGTCCGTTCTGACAATCAAGGAATACAAAGTCATGAAGTACGATCTGGACTAAACTTCTTAGTTCAATCTGTAGCTTCTGACATCAATTTACTAGGAGCAATAGATACTCATAATCACATAAAGTCTATTAACAAAACAAAAGAGATGAGAATCTTTGCCCTAGTCCATGACTCAATACTCGCAGAAGTAGATGAGTGTGAAGTAGATGCCTACAAAGAGATAGTTCAAGGTTGTATACAAAAAGATAGAGGTGTATATATTCCTGGCTGTCCAGTAGGCTGCGACTTTGATGTAGGAGACGATTACTCCTTCGGAAAGTTTGAAAAGATGTATGATATATGATAGACTAAAGTTTCCAATATATCCTATTCACACAGATGAAATCCTGTCAGTTGACGGATTGCTGTGGATAGAAGATCAAGTATTAGATGACAGAAACATGAAAGGAAATACTCTTGGATTGAGACGATTACAAAGTCCAATGAAAAGTATGTATCCTATAAAGTACATGATACAGGACATACCATCATATCTAGCACATCAAGGTAAATTTTATATAGATAACTCAGGTTATTTCTTTGTAAAAGAGAAAAATACAAAAGTAGATTTAAAATACCACAAAATTATAAGAGTAGATCAAAAAGATATAGCTAGTGTGCTATGGATAAAGGATTGTCCTTTCCCGTTTACTCTTGCAAGACCTCTAAGAAAAGACCAGTCTTGGGCAGGCATATTATATAGGGCAGGAGTCCCTTGGCTGTTGTATGATACATCAGCTGAAAAGAAAAAGAATACATGGAGAAAGATTTGATTCTATACACTGAAAAACAATTACTCGTAGCATATGCAACTCATGTGCATGATCTTGCTGAGCTCGAAATAATGAATCCAACTATCCATGTACCAGTACCTACAGTAGAAGAGTTTCGACTCCTGTACGAAGAAAAGTGGGAAGAATACTATGGAGAAAAAGAGTGATAACAGTTATAGATGGAGTATTTACTCAATTACAAATGGAGAAGTGGAAAGAAAATATTAATCGTTCCACAGATAATTTTGTTAGCGGAGTATTAGATAAAGAGGGAGAAGGTTGGCATCCTGTCAATTCTAAACACCCCAACAGTCATATGTGTTATGAAATATGTAGACGCGCAGGGAAATACTTTGACCTTAGTGAAATTATAGGTTATGATTATTGGACACACACCAATACACGACCTATGCAATGGCATCATGACAAAGATGAAACTGCTTACCTAAAATTAGGAATGGCTAGATATCCCGTATGCTCAACAGTATATTATCTAGAGGTAGAAGATTTAGTTAATGGTAAATTGCAGTTCGATAATGGAGTAGAAGTAGTACCTAAACCAAATAGATTAGTAATATTTTCAAAAGGACTCTATCATGGAGTAGAAGAATTCGAAGGAGTCAGAACATCTATAAACATAAACCCTTGGAATACAAGACTATATCACTCATGAAAAATATATGGACAATATGGAAACATGCTCTAGGTTCATATAGTGAGCAGGATGGCTATGATCCCACCAATGATGATATTGTTGGTATGATAAGAACAGGAATACTATTAGTTAATATAATATGTGCTTTCTTTATTGTAGCTAATGTAGTACATAACTGGTAATGAAAGCAGTAATAAGTGATAGGATATACCTAGAAGTACTTCCGCATCAGCAACAAAATATTGATAAGGAACTGACTTATTCAATTCCCTCTTTTAAGTATGGAGATCCGCCTTTAATTATAAAAAATATGGCAATGATACGACAAGGACTCGTTGCAATACCAGTAGGCAGACTAGACTTAATTCCAACCGACCACGAAATTACAGACAAGAGAATACACAAACCAGTAGAGTTCCCAAAATTTAATTTAACATTACGACCAAGTCAACAAGAAGTTTATGACCAGATTGGAGACGGTGGTATAATAAACGCATGGGTAAGCTGGGGCAAGACATTTACAGGTCTTGCAATAGCTGGCAAACTCGGACAGAAAACACTGGTAGTTACTCATACTTTGGCATTGCGCAAACAGTGGGAAGATGAAGTAGAAAAAGTATTTGGTTTTAAAGCTGGGATTATAGGTAGTGGTAAATTTGAACTTAACCACCCTATCGTCATTGGCAATATTCAGAGTTTATACAGAAAGATTCCACAAATAAGACAAGAGTTCGGAACTATTATCTTAGATGAAATGCATCACTGTAGCGCTCCAACTTTTTCTAGAATTATAGATAAGAATTGTGCTAGACATAAGATAGGGTTGACAGGAACATTACAAAGAAAAGATGGGAGACATGTCGTCTTTCGTGATTACTTTGGAGATAATGTTCTTAAACCACCAAAGGAAAACTTTATGGTTCCTAAAGTTAATATCCTACGATTGGATATACGCTTCATGGACGGAAATAATATACCTTGGGCTAATAGAGTAAATGAATTAGCCTACAACCCAGAGTACCAACACTCTGTGGCTATGACTGCTGCTTCATACGCAGCAAAAGGTCATAAAGTGTTAGTGGTATCTGATAGAGTAGATTTCCTAAAGAACTGTGCCAAACTCACTGGTGATAACGCAGTTTGTGTGACGGGAGCAATCCATCACGAAGATAGAGCAGATATAATTAAACAGATTTTTGACGATAAAGATGTTCTGTATGGGACACAGTCTATTTTCTCTGAGGGTATTTCTTTAAATATTCTTAGTTGTTTAATTCTTGCTACACCAGTAAATAATGAGCCGTTACTTACACAGCTCATTGGAAGAATAATTAGGGACTACGAGGACAAGAAACAACCTATAGTAGTGGACATAAACTTAATCGGAAAGACAGCAAGTAGACAAGCTAGTATGCGCATGGGGTACTACCTCAAAGAAGGATACGAGATATCTACCTTGTGAGAACCTCCGAAAAATACTACTTGACATGAGTTTTAAAATTTGTTATAATATATGATAAAATATAATTGGGAAAAGATATTTAGAGAGACGAATGGAGATTCAACTTCGATTCTCACAATCGTTCATCTTTTAACTTATAAGAGAATCCCTGCTAGTAAGAAAGACAAGACTTACAAATATTTTGGTAAAAGTTTTGTGGGCGATAGTTTTTTACTAAACCCCCGACAGTTATTAGCAGAGAGAAAAAATTATAGCAACAAGGAAGCTGCAGAATATATTGCAGTTGCCTCGTACCGAAATTATTTTAATTACAACCGAACAGGTGAGACAACACTAGAGTTGATACACTTACCTGTCGAAACAACGATAGTAAATCGCAACAGAATGCTTCGAGTAGAAAACGGTCTAGTACACTTTCTATTTGAGGATAACGCTAAATGGAGAACATAATGGCATTAAAATTTAACCAAGCACAGGGTAGTGCAAAAAAAGACAAGATAGACCAATACACTTATAAAGAGGGCGATAATGTAATTCGCTTAGTTGGAGACATCTTACCAAGATATGTTTACTGGATCAAAGGAGAAAATGGCAAGAATATTCCTATGGAATGTCTAGCTTACGATCGTGAGACAGAAACTTTCAACAACAAAGACAAAGACTATGTAAGAGACTTCTTTCCTGACCTTAAATGTGGTTGGGCATATGCAATTCAAGGCATAGATCCTGCAGATGGCAATGTAAAAGTTGTTAATCTCAAAAAGAAACTCATGGAACAAATCATGGTTGCAGCTGAAGATCTCGGTGATCCTACCGATCCCGAAACAGGTTGGGACGTATGCTTCCAAAGAGTTAAAACTGGACCAATGGCTTTTAATGTAGAGTACAGATTACAAGCATTAAAATGCAAACCAAGACCTTTGAACGAAACAGAACTAGCAGCTACTGCTGATCTTCGTTCTATGGATGATGTCCTTCCTAGACCTACAGCTGATGCTCAGCTAGAACTATTACAAAGAGTAACACAACCATCTGAGGGTGCTGAAACACCTAGTGATGTTGACTCTGAGTTCAGTATTTCTTAGGAGAACATTATGGTATCAGTAGGAGATAGATTCCCAAGTTTCAATATGCAAGGCGTAAACGATACAAATACTATCGTTGATGTCGACTTATTGTTAAACGAATGGACAATAATGTACTTTTAT